TAAATGTTTCTTCTGAATTTAAGGTGGGATCTAATGGCGCAGTAGGTGATACGCAACCAATTCAAGATGGTGACATTGTAAAGTGGGACCTCGCTAATAGTAAGTGGTCGGTAGGTTCGAATATTCCAGGAGGGTTGGTTACTGGAGAAGTTCCCTTAGGGTTTATAAAGCCCCTAGCGAGCGGAAGCTCTATTTACCAAGTCGACTTTGTTGAGGAGTACGATGCTATTCCAAGTATTTCAACAGATTTACAAATCGAAGGGGATGGGGATATTATTCCTTATGTAATATCGGGAGTCTCTGCGAGCAGTTATAATTTAGTTTTTGCAAAAAATCTTCCTAATAATAATTACAGAATTCATACAACATTTGGTGGCAGGCCGGTTTATTGGAAAACTGGATCGGATGCTAGTGTTAATTATACAGAGGGTGATGTTAATATTCTTAGGGATTTAACTGTTAGTGGTAATTTAACTGTGGATGGCACTCAGTTGATCGTTAATACTGAAACAATCAAACTTGAAGATCATAACATTGAAATCGCTGCAAATGCTGGTTACGATACAATTTCGGATGCTGGAATTTCTTGGGGTACAGGTATAGCTGGAGCCAATTCTCCTGTTTCTCTTACTTACTCTAACGGTCAGGGTTTTAATTTTGCTGGCGCTAATGTAGGTATTGGTACTACGAATCCTGGTGGTACATTAGAATTATCATCTACCAGTACAGATGTAAATCTTTACATGGGTGGCACTCCAGCTGTGGGCACAAGAGAGCCCTGGAGGGTTCAGTCGGAGGGTGATTTTTTATATATAGGGCAAGCTAAAAGTTCATTTGCTAAATACATGACTTTTAAAGGTAGCAGTGTAGGTATTGGTACTACGGATCCTGGTGTGAAGTTGGATGTCGTTGGGGTTGGTCGGTTCAATGTTCCCGCCGGAGGGTCAAGTATTATTTCGTATTCGCTAGGAGCAGCCACAGCTCGTAATCAACCAGTTTTTGCTTTAATGACCGATGAAACTAGTAATCAGGACAGAGTTAGATTTGATTCTGACGGAGATTCTTGGTTTAACGGCGGCAATGTAGGTATTGGTACTACGAGTCCTGGTGCTAAATTATCTGTCGAAAATGCTTCAAACACTGTTGCGACAAGTAAATTTCATAATGGCGGCGGAGCAGCTCCGGCTACTGTGCATATTGTCGAAGATCTTGGGAGCTCTGACCACGTTGGTTTGTTTGTTGGTTCAGATGATTTGTCGAGTGCTGTATTAATGACTAAGCAAGGCAATGTAGGTATTGGTACTACGAGTCCTGGTGATTTTTCAGGTAATACTTTTAATTCCACCAAGTTGGATGTTGCAGGGATGATTCAAATTAAATCAACTACTGATGGCGTTGCTACTTTACAGCTTGGTGGGGATACCTATAGAAAGGCTTCAATTTTTGCCCCTATTGGCACAGATGATCCTTATATGGCGTTTGCTGTTGCAACTTCTGGAACAAATAGTGGTGCAAGCGAAGCCGTGCGAATCAACTCCGCGGGCAATGTAGGTATTGGTACTACGAATCCTGGCGCCTTTGACTCTGGAGCCGATAAATTAGTATTGGATACTGGCACATCAGGCGGTATGACTATTAAGTCTGCTACAACGGGTTATGGTGCAGTATTTTTTGCGGATGGAATAACTGGGAATGAGCAGTATAGGGGGTTTTTACAATACAATCACGGGAATTCGCCTCATCCCACTGACTCTCTTGTTATTGGTACAGCTGGCTCTACGAAGATGACAATCCTCTCCGACGGCAATGTAGGTATTGGTACTACGAATCCTGGTGCACCATTGCATATTTCTCATCCTGGCGGAGACACCATAATCTTAGAAAAGTCCAGTACGGAACCTTCAATAAGATTTAAGGGGGATGCGGGTAATGACTTTGTGCAAACGGTGGCTGCAACAAACTTCAGAATATGCAAAAATGATGGATACACCTCTTTGCTGGAAATCGAACAAAGCGGCAATGTAGGTATTGGTACTACGAGTCCTGCCGCGGCATTAGATGTCTTCGGGCAAGGATATTTTCACCAATCCTCACCAACCGCAGCACCTTTATATGTAAAACAGGAAGGCAGCGGCCCAGCAGCATATTTCATGGGCGGTAGCGTAGGTATTGGTCTTACGAATCCTGGTGCTTACGCACTTGCAGTGCTAGGTACTGGGACCGAATTCTCCCAAAAGATCGAAAACAACAATACTCAGCAAGCATATTGTTTGTATATGTCAATGACTGATGATCATGATAATAAAACAAGTGAATTTATAAGGTGTGCTACAAATGCAAATCAAAACGTTGTTTTTAAAGTTTATTCTGATGGTACTCTATTTTCAAACGGAACTTCTCTTGGGTCTGATGATCGTATTAAACACAATGAGGAAAAAATTGTCAACGCTGTTGAAACTTTATCTAAAATCACTCCAAAGAAATACTTCAAAACTACAAAATTGTATGACGCTAATCATGATTTCGATCTTGATTCTGATGGAAATCCAGTTGATGAAAATGGTGAGCCTGTTAATCATAGGGTTGAAGCGGGTGTGATCGCTCAAGAAGTTTTGGGGGTAGATGAATTAAAATTCACAGTTTCTCCAGAAACAAAAGATGAAGACGGTAATGTTTCCATTCCATACTCATTAAATTATAATAGTTTATTTACATATGCAATTGCCGCCATCCAAGAACAACAACAGCTAATCGAGTCTCAACAACAACTAATCGAATCTCAGCAATCAACAATCAACGACCTGATATCTCGCGTTGAATCTTTAGAATCTTAATAAAATAAAAAAATGAAAAACCTAAACTCTAAAAACGCAGATTTCGAAAACGTCTCAACCGACAACTTAAGTTTTAACAGCGTAAATAGCGATACTCCGCAGTCAGTTAATGATGTTCTTGCTTGGAATGGATCAAGCTGGGAGGTTAAAGCTGCCCAAGACCTAGGAATTGCTGGCGGGGGATCTGATAACCCTATACCCTCTTCTTTTGAAACTAATATTCCTGCTGGAGTTAAAAGCTTTCCGGTAACATACGGACCTTTCGGGTCAACCCCCAGAATAGCGTCAAGTTTAGAGATAGATGGAGAAGGGGAGATTATTCCGTATACAACATCTGGAGTTTCAGCGACGGGGTATCATGTAATATTTTCTGACGCCACTCCAAATACGAACTATAATATTCATACTGTTTTTGGCGGTGATTACAGCCACTGGGAACAAGAGTATGGTGGAAAAATTTCTGTTACTGGTGTTAATGTAGGTATTGGTACTACGAACCCTCATTCTACTCTTGCTGTTCAAGACTCAAGTCACGGATGTTCTATGCAGCTCGGCTCCGCGAGTGGCGAGGATCAATATCAGTATATAAACTTTGCGAATGAGTGGCAGATAGGAAAGAATCCAGTAGTCGGTTCAATTGGTCAAGCAGGGTCATTATATGTTTATAACATAGATCAGTCTAAAACTAATCTTTGTATCGATACCGCTGGAAACGTAGGTATTGGTACTACGAATCCTGGAGAAATTTTAGTGATTGAACACGACTCATCTCCAACATTACAAATTAAAGATGGTGGCGCTGGATCAGCAAATTCTAGAACCGCAGGAAGATTACATCTTGGAGAATCGAGTTCTCTTGGAGTATCAATCGAGAATTATACTCATAATTATAACGACGCTTGCTCTATGATTTTTAAAACAACCGTCGCTACTGGCTCCATAACAGAAAGAATGCGTATCAACCCTGCCGGCAATGTAGGTATTGGTACTACGAGTCCTACTTCTAAATTAGATGTTGTAGATAACGATAGTTCTATTCAATTATCAGTAAGGGGAAGGTCGAGTGATAACTTTGGTATAATAGATTTTAAGAATAATGCTGGAACTGCATCTAAGGGAATGATTAAGTCCGATGAAAGTAATAAGTTGATGTTTAGAGCTGGACCTACAAGCGATGTATTAACCCTGTTACCCGATGGCAATGTAGGTATTGGTACTACGAATCCTGATTCAGCTTTGGAAGTAATTGGAACAGACCCAAGCAACAATGTCTCTCGTGTTGTAAACATTAAAGACGACAGAAGTTATGCCGCTGATGTAGGTGGCGGTATATCTTTGTATGGTAAGTACAACTCTGCTGGCGGCTACTCAACCTTTGCTCAGATTATAGGCGCTAAGACAAACGGAACAGATGGAGACTACTCTGGTTTCTTAGCCTTTAAAACTCGTTCTGCGTCTTCTTTGCCTGCAGAACGTATGCGTATCAACTCCGCAGGCAACGTAGGTATTGGTACTTCGAGTCCTGTTGCTAGATTTACTGTAGCTGGAGATGTAGATGGCTCAGAAGATGTTTTGCATTTAACCACGAACGATCCGGGCATGGACGCATCTCAAGGGGTAGGTCTGACTTTTGGCCAAGCAACTCAACGCTTTGCGAAAATTGAAGGCGTTTATAATAACAGTAGTAATTATTCGCTAAACTTTCATACCTCTAATTTCGTCCAAGCAGAAGCGTTCGATTATGACGCGGGTAAGCGATATAGTGCTAACCCATCACTTTCTATTTTAGGCAACGGCAATGTAGGTATTGGTACTACGAATCCTGACACAAGCTTATCTGTAGTTGGAGATATTCGCTTGGGAACCTTTGAGTCTGCGTTGCCTTCGGATAATAAAATGTATTATATAAAGAGTGCTCCATATAGTTGGAGTGGACTGAGTGGCGTTACTAATGAAATCGCATCAATAGGCCTTGGGAGCCCGCACACTGGCCAAGACGACGGGGCTATTTTTTTCAGCACTACTTTTGACGCGAACTTAGGTGGGACTTTGACGGAGCGTGCGCGTATCAACGGCAACGGAGCCCTATGCATCAACTCTGTGGTAGATAACGGTTATAAACTTTATGTGAGTGGCGGCATTTTTGGCACTTCGGGGACCTTGGCGTCAGACGACCGCGTTAAACACAACGAAAAAACAATTATCGGTGCTCTTGAAACACTCTCGAAAATCACACCCAAAAAGTACATAAAAACAATCGAAATGTACGATGCCGATCACGATTTCGAACTTGATGCAGACGGCAACCCAATTGACGAAAGCGGGGAGCCTGTAGAACATCGTATTGAGGCAGGTGTTATCGCGCAACAAGTGTTAGCGGTTGATGAGCTAGCATTTGCGGTCAGCGCAGAAGGTGTAGATGAAGATGGAGTTGTAACAAGTCCGCATGGACTTGATTATAACAGTTTATTTACATATGCAATTGCCGCCATACAGGAACAACAACAGCTAATCGAATCTCAGCAATCAACAATCAACGACCTGATATCTCGCGTTGAATCTTTAGAATCTTAATAAAATAAAAAAATGAAAAATTTTAAAACGAACAATATGATGGTCAATACCGACGGCAATGTAGGTATTGGTACTACGAGTCCTACTGCATCACTTCATGTAACTTCTCCATTAGGTAGTGGTGATGGTACAGTGTTTGTAGAAAATACCTTGGCAAATTACGGAATGGGGTTAAAGGTCAAGGGCGGTGGAAATGTTGACAATGAAAGGTTTGCGCTAAAAGTTCAAAATGCTGCTGGGGATGATATTCTTTTCGCTCAATCAAAAACAGGCAATGTAGGTATTGGTACTGCGAATCCTGATTACTCTTTGGATGTAAAGAAAAATGCAGCTAGTTGGGTTTCAAGAATATACAATACTGGCTCGAGTTCAGATTCCGCAGGTTTACTCGTAAGATCAGATGCCACAGCCGCGCAT